GCAAGCTTTATCATAGCACACAGGAAATTTTTCCCTAGCGTAATGCGATTTCCCGCTACCGGCAGGACCGTAAATCCAAACGCCTGTGACTCCGTCAAGATCAGGCGGCATTACGCCAAAGTCCTTATGTATACCCTGTAAGGTACGATAGTAAGCCAGGAATTGCTTCGGGTATTTACGCTTAATAGCATCCATCTTGCCAGCTTCCGCAAGACGGATAACCTTGTCATAATTGCCAGAACGAACCTTCCCGCCCTTGGAACCAGCCTCTTTGCGAGAAGAAGGAAGCTTACCAAACTCCCAAAAGTCGCCATCCTTTTTACAATACGCCGCCATAACGTCGGCCCGGTCATTGCCGATTCGGAGATCGGCATGTGTCAAAGAAGAGAAAAACTTCTTGACACCACGAAAATTACGTGCATTTTTAAAATGCACAAATCCTTGAACGTGCTCATGACCAGTGGATGGCGCCTTCTCCCGACCAAACACGCAATAGCTTAGGCTATGGTGTTTACAGATGTCCTTGAGTACATCCAAATCCACATCAGTGAATTTGTTAAGCGTAACAAGCCAATTCCGGCTCTTAGTTATCGACATAAGGAAAAGCCACAGAGCAGAGTGTTTAAGGCCTTGAGTGCCACGATTAGTATGGAGATACTATGAGTGGCACAGACACACAACTACCCCTATAATAATATACACTCCACGGAGTGCGCCCCCTTATATTAAAGGGGGTGGGGGTAGTTGTGTTATGGGACCTTTCGCTCCATAGGAGGGGCTACGGACAGCATCATTTAACATTCTGCGCATGTACGAAAATGATACTGCCTAAAATTCCATAGGCATGCTAACTGCACAGCAGCACCACATGCCTCCATGGAATTCTTTCATTTGGACAGGAACGCACTTTCTACAAAGCGCTTAATCGTCCAAAAAAAACAAAAGCAAAAGCGGTAGACGCGGAATTTAAGGTAGGTTAAATTTTTGTTTTGTTTTTAAAGCCACGGATAAAAAAGTCCGTCATACAAAAAAGGTCCCATAATCAACTTCCAATATGAGGGACTATATAGGCACGGCCATATAGCCACTATCTTCTATCCCTGAAACATTGGTGTGAAACAAAACCAGTTAGGATAGAAGGGATTTAATCAAAAAGAATGTCTTATATTTTTATCAATTCTTGTGCAGATTACTGGTATTTACCAATTCAACAGTTCATCGAAGATCATGCAGATGTTTTTCAAGACAAAGCAACACATCCAATCTTACGACAACTACTACCAGTACAAGAACAAGAGTTTGAAACCTTAATGAAAAAAGTTTCAAACACGGTTATAGCGGACAACCTCCGTGCCCGCCTAACCGTAACACAAGAACTAGCTCACAATAACTGGAATTGTGACTTAATACGTTATCGTAACGGATCGATAACGTATGAATGGTGTGAACAACCCACCAATAAGATAATGATGGGAAGCGACACTGAAGTATTACAAGCATATAACGTAGCAGGACGCTTCCCACGAGGACACTGGGACAACGAAGACGGCTGGACCGCAGCAAGGGACATGAATATAGGCAACCTGCGATTGCGAGATATTCCCCAGGACGAAAGCGACCAATCCGATTCTTCATTCCCAACTGTCCGTCGAAGATTAAATTTCAATTAAATCATCGCTGCATTTCTTTATTGTGCATGTCATAATAAGCCATAGGCCCAAAAAACTGTGGATCATTTCTTAGAGCACGAACCCGCATTCTTTCCAATTCCCTTAACGCATCAGGCTCGTAATTGCCAGAGACGGGTTTACCGTTAACATAATCAGAAATGATAATGAACTGAACAGCAAGCGTAGGATCAACACCATTGCCGACAAAGAACTTGAATAAAGAATATCTTTGACCGCTATTCTTATGCTTGAGAAGCAAAGTCCTTTGAGTCCACATCGGCCATGCCCTGATCGGGTAAAAGTGATCCTGAACTATGTTCATTAGATTCCACACCCGAGTCACTCTCAGTCTCTCCGCTGGCGTCACATTGCGCCTGGACAGAATCTCCTGAATCGCAGTCGCCATCGGAATCAGACACACAAGTATCGCACTCTTTAAGGATGCGAATCAGTCTTTCGACAATAGTCCGTTTTGGTAAAGCAATAAGCTCCAAAAGTCGTTCTTCAGGAACGACTAGGTACACCATTATATTATGAGACCTACGGACATTCTGACATCACTATGTCAGATTACACCCGGTCGTCTAGCACAAGACCGTCATCACAGCTAACCCTGCGCCGATCGTCTTCGCTAGAGCCTTTCACCTCAGCATCATCCTCAACCCGTTACGACTTCCGTCCACGGTTTCGAAGGCCATCCACTTCAGAATCAGTAGGATCAGCCTCGACAGACAGCTGGCTATCAAACCCAATCTGGCCACCAGTTCGATCAGGAACAAGTGGACCATCTACAAACACTTCATCCGATTATCCATCATCATCTTCTGGATTTACCTCATCAACCGGATCCAGCATGGATGTATCAACCATGACAGATGATCAAGGCTATGATGCTCCTATCGGACCATCATGGAGAGTACCAAAAGAACAATATAATTTGATCCGACGCCATATCCTTAGCCGCAAGCGCAAAGGCAAACCCAAGCGTAAAACAACCGGCAAGAAACGCCCATATACACGACGTCGATATGGATATCGAACCTATGGCCGTTCAGGCCCAGGCAACCGCATGGGCCCAATAGTCATTCAAGGACAAGGAGGTTATTTTACGGACAAATTAGCACAAGGTGCCAGCGCAGCTTACAAAGCCCTCTCACGAGGTCTTCCTAAAGGCACCTTCGAACGAATCGGACGAGCAGCCGGAGGCGCCATGTTTGGAGGTTCCGGCGCAGCTTTAGGAGGAATGGCTGGCCGTGGAATCGCATCCTTATCAGGAATGGGCGATTACACAATCAGAAAGAACAGCCTACTTCAACTCGACGAAGGCATGCAAGTCGCAAGCTTCGGCGACATGAATCACGGTGTCATTATCATGCACCGTGAATACATTGGTGACATAACGCAAACCCAAAATTTCACTTTAACAAGCTTCCCGATTAACCCCGGCTTGGCGGGGACGTTCCCATGGCTATCGAATATTGCACCAAATTTCGATCAGTACCAAATACTCGGAATGATTTTCCACTTCCGAAGTACCGCAAGCGATTTCGGCACCACGACAAACATGGCCATGGGCAGCATCATCCTAGCCACAGACTACGATTCAGCAGACAACTTATACGGAAGCAAAATTGAAATGGAGAACGCTCAATACTCCACGTCTGGAAAACCCAGCGTGGATGTTATGCACGCAATCGAATGTGACCCAGACATCACGTTCGCGCCGATTAAATACGTTCGAAGTGGAGGTGTTCCAGCGGGAAAAGACTCCCGATTATACGACCAAGGCAATTTCCAAATCGCCACGACAGGAATGCCTGCCAACAGTGGCGCTATTGGTGAACTATGGGTCACCTACAAAATTGCTTTCTTCAAACCGGCACTGAACATGGGCGCCAACGTGCAGACAGCAACTGCAGGCGCAACAACCTGGGATGCATTGAATTATTGGGGCCTCGTACCAACGCTAGACCCCAACAATAGTTTCAACATGGCATTCTCTGGCAACAACATGTTCCTCAGCAATATTCCAGTTAACGCTTACTTGCTTGTCAAAATAGACTATGTTTTTGGAAGCCAAGTACTCAGTGCCGGCTTGCTTAATTCTGTGTCAGGAGCAACACAGAAACAGCAAGGCCAGAGCACAGTCGTTACTATGGTACAGTACACATACAGTACCATAGTAAAAGCGACAGCGTCCTTGATTACCATGACGTTATCAAACATGACAGTGCCTGCAGCACCATCAGGTGTCCGAGTATGGGTTACCATGCTCGATCAAGACGTGGCTCAAAATGTATTCCCTTAATTTATAAATAAATTAATAACCTTGCGGTTGAATAACCCGATTGCCTTGCGAATCAATGTGAATTTTAATCTTAGTAAACCGTCGATTAAGAGCATCAACCGTTTCAATGTCTGTCCAGATTTCCCCAATACGATACTGACTAGTAACGACAATAAAATCAGGGCGCAAATTAATTTGAGAACCTTTGATTTCGGCAGAAAAAGCGTAACGATCACTCCACCGCTTTAAATGATGCCCCAAAACCGAATGATTCTTTCCGAAATCATCAAGCAAAATGTTCTTTTCGCCCTTGTAATTGTCGAACCACTTGTTACAGGCTTTGTCATAACAACCTGGAAATTTTTCTCGAGCATAGTGAGATTTTCCTGACCCAGACGGCCCATAAATCCAAACACCAGTAACGCCATCAAGATCCGGCGGCATTACGCCATAATCTTTGTGAATACCCTGCAAAGTCCGATAATAAGCAATAAATTGCTTGGGATATTTACGCTTAATAGCATCCATTTTCCCCTCCTCGGCAAGTTTAATTACCTTGCCGTAGTTAACAGCACGCGTCTTGCCCCCCCTTGAACCGGCATCCTTTTTAGAAACAGGAAGTTTTCCAAACTCCCAGAAATCGCCGTCCTTCTTACAATAAGCCGCCATCTTGTCAGCACGTTCATTCCCGATTTGAAGATTCGGATTC